GAGCATCCAAATACAGCGACTGGTTCCCCATGTAGAAAACAAGTATAGGCAAACCCGTATTTAGCTTGAGTTTCTAGCATTGCCTTTACTCCAATCATGCGCTGAGTAGAATATCCAGAAAATTCTCCGCCTTCAATATCAATTGCATGCTTTAAAATAAAAGGAGCAAAGACTACTCCGTCTACTTTAGGCATATATTTGTTTAAATCACTAATACTTAAATACATCGAAGTCACTCATTACAGTTTTAGCAAAAATAGGGCCACTAGAAGCAAGTGGATTACGCGTCATTCGCTTATGCTCGCCACCGCCAAGCATTAAATAGCCAAAAGCATCACCAACGTGGGAGTGTTCGTTCTTGTTTGGTGCATCACGGAAGCGTTCTTGCCCTGCACCGACTGATACTCGCTTGAAATGGTACCCACCAGCCAATGATTTACGTAACATCTTGCATGAAGTGTCCACCATTAGTCCAGGTTTACCATCAATAAGACGTTGCATAGGAGCAGCAGCACCCTCACGACGGACTTTAAAGTCGTTCGAATGGGTTGGTTGTGCGCGTAGACCAAGAGTCCTGAGATAATCGAACGCGGTGACTTCATAAATGGCATCCCTTTGCATACCAGCAGGGTCTCCCCACATCATTACCTGTGCTTTAGGATAACGTGCGTTCAGTTCTGCAAGTAATTGTTGACCAAACCTCTCCAAACCCATGTCCTCAGTAACGATTTCATGTAACACAACCCATCGACCATTAGCTAAACGCTGACCAATGACTGCTGCTGGCGTTAAACCAAAGTCCAAACCAATCTGTATAGGTTGCGAATCGTCATACTCGATGGTAGCTGACATCATTTGGTCGTTATACTCAGGCCACACAGGGCGGCCTTCTTGTACATAGGTATATTTACCTTCTGCGTAACAGCGAATCCAGTCAAGGTTCTTACCACCAAGCATTTGTGGGTAGTAGCCAGTAGGAAGGTTGTTTAAGTTCTCTGCTTTAGGGTTAATCTTCCACCAACGACCTGATGCAAAGATATGGTCATTAGCCTCTGGGTTATCAGGCAAATTAGCAGGGTCAACTTCAATCACGCCACCTGGCTGATTAAAAAACTTCCAAGCGTATGCGCCTGTTACCTTTTCTTTCTCTGCTACTCGGTGCCACCAATGGTCATCATCCATTGGGTTTGTGTCCATAAAGACCCCATGCCATGTCGCGCCACCATCACGCTTTGTAGGATAACGACCAACCCGATGAGTAAGGCCGTCAATAACAGCTTTAGGTAGTTCTCTGGCTTCATTTACCCATGCTCCTGTAAGTTCCAAGGACAAAAGTTTACGTACATCTTTAGGTTGGTCAAGTGCTAAGAAGATAACCTCGCAGTCAACCCCAGCCGCGTCTCCCTTTGCAGGCAAACGTATATGGTGAGTAATAGGTGGAGTCCACAGCATAGGGCCAAACGTAGACTCAGGGAATAAGTCAAGCCATGTCTTAATAGTTGTTGTCTTTAACATAGGGTAACTGTTACGGACTACAGCAAAACGTGAATAACGCACGTTATCAATAGGGGATGGCTTTTGTTGTAACGCTTTTATAAAAATTTTTGCACAGCAGGCGTATGACTTGCCACTACCTACAGGCCCCATTAGCCCTTGCACAAACGAATCGTCTTGCAGGAACCTGTATACCTCTGGTGACTTAGAGAAGTTTAGGTTTAATCCGTCAAACGATACCTGTTTGGCAGACTGTTCTTTAGTTTTCGCCATCTATTACCTCTGCATCTATAGGGTCAGGAGCTACAATGTTTACGCCAATTACTGAAGGCTTGTCAGATTCTTGAGCCTGGTCGAGTAACCCAGACGCTTTTGCCAATAACCTAAGAACACCAATTTTATCAAAGAGCTCGATGTCAAGTGTCGTAGTCGCGTTCCCTTCTTTATCGTAGCGAGTATTTGATTTGATACTCTTAATCGCCTGTAACGCATGCTCTGGTATATCGTGCGACGCTTTAACCTTAATGTTACCATGTTCATCCCAACTCATAATGTCAGTAAGATTTGTGTTAGCCATTGTCAGCAAGGCATAGGCAACGGCCTCACGATTGGCCTCTAGTGTTGCAGAACGTTCTAGTGTTTTCTGAATAGTACGCACACCACCATAATTCTTAAGTGATGGGATGCGTTTAATCTTCCTTGTATCTTCTTTTTCAGCCATTGATTACCTCTATCACTACTAAGCAAGCACCATTAGGGCATGGGTCGCCACGGGTTATGTGTAAATCATCCACTTGGCTATCATCATCGTATACGCCAGCGTTCATGAGAGCATCGAGGATAGCTTTGAGCAGATTGTCAATATCAAATACGCGACGATTACGAGGGCGAATAACAATGTCCACACGAAGGCGAGCGCTGCCAAGTTTAGGAATTGCATTATTAATAACATATTCCTGCACAGCATGTTTAAACTCCACGCCAGCTTTAGATATGAAGCGTCTTTTACCATTTGCTCTCCAATACGTATTAACTGACGGTGGATAAGGTAGCGTCAGTATCATACATTTAACGCGTTTAAACGTTCGTTTATACTTGTATTGCTATATTCCTTAAGATAACTCTTTAATGCTAGGTTCACAATGTGCGCCCTAGGCATCTCCTTATCTTTATGTGCAGCATCAAGCATTGCTCTAGTTTTTGGTGTCAATCGTACCAAGAACTTGTTGTATTCATTAACAGCCATAGTCTGAATCTCCTAAATCACTATTGTCAAACGTCTTTTCTATTAGCATATCTGCCATAATCCATACAGCAAAGATTACTGTACCAATTCCAAGCACCCACCATAACATGTCAACCCCTTATATATCTAGTGTATATCTTAGTATATCATAATAAATAGCTTGCAAAAATATATAAAAGGAGTATATTAAATCTAACGGGGCCATTACCCAGCCCTTGCAAATGTAGCTACGACAGATGCAGATAAACATATCGAACCGCAGGGTACTCCTTAAAGGCTAACGCGAGCTATATGCAAGGTTAGTGATAAAATCGGGGCCAAGAGCTGTGGGTACCATACAGGTATAGATTAGATAAACGAGAGTAGCGCACCACTACGAGATAGTTGGATAAGGATTGGGGATTCTCAGTCGCCAACTATCAGTAAGGTGTTTTTATCTGAATACTTATTTTATTCGGGTTAGGTTTTCCTTTGTCTTTAATATGTACACGCCATCAACATATCATCAATATGTGTCGATAAACAGTTTGCAAATCGACATATCGTTACAAAAACTCAGCGAAAAATTGCTTTAGGTACCCCATCGGTAGGGCAAGGGGCGGGGGGGGCATGGGTCGACTTTGCAACGGGGGCTTATAGCAAGGCCAGCGATACCCCCTAAGCAATTATTCCAGCAATAAGGGGATGGGCTAGAAGGCTTCTAACAATTCCGCTAGTGTCACCCCCTTAGAGACTAATTGCTCTAGCCTTAGCAAATCTTCATCAGACTTGAGAGAGTGACTAACAGCTAGTACAGCATCGCTAAAACTAATACTTGCATTGTCACCTTGTAATGGTTTACTCGGATTCTTAACTGATTGTTTACTTTGCCTTGCCATTTTATAGCCCTCGTTATGTACTTCATTACAGTTACTAATACTTATAGCATCTACAGCGCTGATTGATTCATCAAATATGATTCGACGTAACGCCCCTCGAAAGCCAGTAAAGCCCGCTCGTACTATTTCAATATAGCCCTTATCTACTAACCTTTTAATGGCCTTGCTAATTGATTGACTTGACACGCCCCTATATTTAGCAAGTGTTGACAATGCTACGAAGCTATAGCCATTAGGGCTTGAATAGCCAGCCAATATAGCCAGCATCCTAAAATCCCCTAATGTAAGCCTTTTATCTAAACACGCCCTGATAGGTATAACGCAAAAACGCCTTGCATCCTCGCGCTTCTCTTTTATAATGACTTGGGGTCTTTTTGGTATTTGATAAGTTTTATTTATCATTCTTTAATTATACATTGAAATAAACAATCATATATCGCTTGCATATCTCAAATAAATAGGTATTATTCAATCCAACGCGCTTGCGTTACTATTTAAACACTATATAAAGGTGACTATTATGAATAAAGTTTTATTTTCTGATTTAATCGCATATTCAATTATTGCCCTATTTATTTTAGGCTTTATTAGCCTATCACTTACCCTATTCAATACTGCCATACTGCACTTTAGTTTTGCGCTACTTGCTTTGGGCGCTTATACAATCAATAAAACACTATAGGAGTCACGATTATGAATAACTTTAAACAATATATGTTAGATAAATTTACAAATGAGGAATTAAAAGAGATTTGGGAGCATGGCTGTGCAAGTGTAGCGCCTGGCGGCATGATTTATTATTATGAAACTACGGATTTATACCTAAGTTATAAAGATTCATTGCATGATATTTTAAATGAACATATAGAAAACACGGGTGAAGCCCCTAAGTATATTTTAGATAACCTAGGTGATTTTACGCAATTTGCCAATGCAATGGTTTGGTTATGCGCGGAGCTTGCGGCCTATGAATTATGCGAGGATAGCGAAAATGAATAATAACTTTTGGTTTAAAGATTATTTTGTAATGTTTGAACGCCAGCATAATGGCTCAATCCGTGTTACTGCATCAAATGATTATGACAATATTCGAACCGTATTTTATGACTATCCGATGAGCTATATTGTTAAAAAGATTAAAAGCCATATACGCTATCGCTTAACTCAGTTTTCATAATGCAATTTTTAAGCCCCTTTTAACGGGGGCTTAGGGGCTTGCATTAAGCCAATACGATAATTACACGATAAAAGGTTTTAACCATGATTGAAAATATTAATGTTAGATTTTTCTCTTATTGCATAGCGGATAATGAGCCCGATATTATCGAAGTAACAGAAAGCCAATTCACAGAATTAAAAGGCGTTATAACTTATGAGCGCCATTCTGTACACGATAACGGATGCCGCCAGATATGCTTAACTATTGAGCCGTTAGATTATCCGCAAAATTACGATTTAAGAGGGGTTTAATTATGAAACTTGCTATCTATCACGGAACCGTTACACCCTTTATAGCTATTGGTAAGAACCAATGCAATTTATTAGATTTTGCATTTCGCTATCAAAAATGGCACTCATATAATAGCGATAAGCCAACGTTAAAAGCCGTTCACGGGCTTATAAAGCGTGGTTGCATTGTTATCAACTCGAATAATCAATTTAAAATAAACTTAGGGGCTTAATCATGTTT